GGTTAACCGGTGATAGTGCTATTGGACTTTATAAGACTCTTGTTAAAATTGTGAAGTGTGGAGATGAGATGTTCCAGAATCCAGACCCTGAACTTTATGCTAGGGCTAGATTGTTATGCCTTAATGACCAGAATGTGAGTTGTGGTTATATTAGGGGTTATCTTGATTGGACATTCCAAACTTTACTTGAGATACCTATTAGAGGTAAAAAGTCTGCCGGTTTTCTTCATGTGAAACCATATAGAGAAGATTTCTATGGGGTAAAACTCATTAGAAAGGGTGTTGCTACAAAGGAAGAACAGTTTATAAGTTCCTGTAAATATCTTGCCGATGCTATAACCAAGATGTATTATATGTGTGCTAGAAATCCTAATGTAACCCCCCTCGAGTTGATGAAGACTATGAAGCCTTCAATTACAAGACTCAATGTCAAAGTTGAAACAAAGACTGATGTTGATGATGTTTTCCAAATAGAAGTTGGAAAAGAACCTGATCATGAAAAAACTCGAGTTTTTTTTATTGTTCCTGAGTGGGTTTATTTGATAACCTACAAGTTGTTTAAATGGTTTCATGAATTACGACAAAATACAGGTGCTAACTTTATTGGGTTCACCTGGGGATATAATGGTGCAAAAAGATTCTTCAATCATTTAAATTGGAAGAATAATCCGAATAATTCTAAACGAAAGTGTGAGTGCTTCTCTGGAGATATTTCTGGAAAAGACCAAAGTGCTCAATGGAGCGAATTAGTTATGTATATAGCTTCCTGCTACATAACTTTGGTCATAGATGACCCTAATGGGAGTGATGCTAAGGTGTTGAACGCCTTGATCTTGTTCATTTGTACACATACCTCATCCCACTTTGTTAAGTGGTTTGGTACTTGTTTCAGATATGTTCTTGGATGTCTGTTTTCTGGAGATTTTAATACCTCCGATTTTAATACTTTTCACATGATAGTGTTATGGTTTAGTTGGCTGCTTCATAGTCTTCCAAAGACTATGTGGAAAAAAGCACTCACCGACCCTGATCTTAATTTTGGTGCTCAAGGTGATGATGTTTTTGGAAAAATTCCTGAAGATTATAAGAATTGGCTTTCAGGAAAGGGGTTCTTTGATTATATTAAGGAACGACATAGCCAGAATCTTAAAGTAGGTTCATTTGTGAGTTCTCACACTTTTTTGACCGAAATAGACCGTAGCAATGGTCAGATCAAAGGTGGTTCAATGATTAAGTTTTTGCAACGTTATTTTGTTCTTAATGAGTCCACCGGTTACCCAGAGCCTTGGAGGCCAACATTTGTGATTATAAGCAAATTGTTTGGTCAGAATAAGGTTATTGTGCCTGGGTTGTTTTTAAGTAAGTGTATTGGTTTGGCCTATGATACTATGGGCACCAATCCTCACTGTTATTATCTTTTGGAAGAAGCTTTTCGTACTATTTGCTCCAAATTTAATGTACTCAATGATGAGATAAAAGAATCAATCAGAGAGAGTGAGGAAAGTATTTATCGTTCCTGTAATTATAAATGGGGTATAACTATTACTGCCGATCAATATTATGATTTTCCAAAACTTCATAGGATTTATGACCTGTTTAATAAAGATCCTCCTACTGAAGAAATCAGTGATCGTGTTAGTCGTGAACCTAAAAGAGATTATCACTTGTCACCTCTACAGAAACAATAGGCTTAGTGGAAATCTGAGTCTTG